GATTCCCACTTTATAGCCTGCTCAATCAAAGATATATCCGCATCAATTAAAGTATATGCTAGTACTGCCTTATTGCTACCAGTCAGCTCCATATAGCTTTGCAATTGCCAATAATAATCTTTGTTTGGTACATCTTTGTCAAACATTGGAAATGTGTCTAATGACCACGAGCATTTATTATCATAAACCACTCCATTTACAATAAGATCCGGCGTACCTATTAGGTAATCATTTTGGAATAACCCTATATTTTTGTAAACCATTCCTAAATCTAATTGCAAAGCCATAAGAGTAAATCCATCCTCCTCTGCAATATTACCCTTGTCTAAATACTTTGATTTGACATCAGCACGCCTTTTGTACAAATGATTTTTTAGCCATGCCTCTAGGTAACTATAACCAGTTTGGCCTAATCCTTTTACGCCCATTAATTTGGCGGTTGCTGATGATCTTATTTTGAAAGTTGATTCCATTTTATTTCGTATTGACTATTTAAACTTTCTGTTAAATGAGATTTTAGTCCTTCAAGCGTTGAAAGGTCTTTTGCTTTTTCAATTAGTTTCTCTAATCTTTCCTCCTCTTTACTTTTGGCAACATCAGCCAATTTTGCATCCGCTGAGTATTGGATAGTATCTTTGCGGTTTAAATCACTTCCAAAGGTTGTACCAAAATGATCACAAGCATCTTTTATTGCAATTGTTTTTGCAATTGGATAAGCCATTGACAAAGCGCCGTTATTGATATTAATTAAATCCGCTGGAGATGTACCCTTTGCAGTTTGCAATTGCACCGCACCAATTCCATCGTGAAAATCCCATTCATTAGTAACTGGATGCAAATAATGTACCCTAACAACAACATAAACACCATTGAATGATGTACCCTCTCTTAATATTTCAATTCTGTAACGTTTAAAAATACGTTTAAGCAAAAACTCTATTTTATCAATTGGCAAATAATTATAGCCTTTAATAAATGGATGAGTTTTAATCCAAGTTGCCGGAGGTTGTTGATTTAGTATAACTGCTAAATGATCAGTTTTTAATGCCTGTTTTGGTTCCGCATATAATTCCTGCAAAGTTGGCAATTTATTGATTTGTAATTCCATCATTGTTTTTGGTTAATAATATAATACAAAGTTATAAAAATAATCTAATTAAAATGCCAAATGAGAGTAATTATTAATAAAATTAACGCCCAGAGTAGCATCGTAAAGATAACCAAATTAGTCTGTTGCTCTTTCAAAATCAATGATTGTTTCTAAAGCCAATGAATAATCCCCATCAAATAAAATAGTAACAGTATCTCTGCCATTTAATGCCTGAACATTATCTTTGGCTCCTGTAACAGTTCCATCCAAATACTCCTCAATCAGCAACTCCCCTGCATGCTCAACACATACAATGTCATCCTCTGAATTATAAAACATCAAATGATTATTAACATCCAGATCACAGTCCATGCCATAATCCTTAAATAGTTGTAATATAGCTTTCATAGTTTACAAATAAATTTTAATTTTCTTAAATTGCTAATCAAGGCTTTCCCCTCTTTTATATTTTCAATTAAATCGTGATGATCCGTATAATTGGACCAGACTTTCCCGCTTGTCGGCGATGTATAAAAAACCTGGTAATATTTTCTGCCCATTGGCATAATGTTAAAATCATCAATCTTATCCTCAACGTATGGCATAATTATAAATAAAGTTAATCCAATTATTATATTTTATGGTATCAGGCGCCTGATTTAATTTAAACTTTACGCCATTTTTATACTCGCTTACCCTACCATCTGGATAAACAGTCCTGCTTATACTAATCATGATGATCAAATATTTTATCCAAACTTGCTGGGCAATAATCATTTAACCCGAAACAAACAAACAAATTTATGACTGTTCCGTACTCTAAATCAACCCAGTGATTCGTTTTAGCTAACTTGTTTTGTAAGTGTTTAGCTGAGAATGGAAATCTAACCTCCTCATTTTTGAGCATCACTAAATACTCTGGTTTCAATCTTTCTAATAAACTCATAATTCAATTTCTCCTTCTCCTTTACAATTATCACATCTGTGAATAACCATTACGCAATGATCTCCACAATGTGAGCATTTCTTATCAATTATAATTTCTCCGCAACATAGTGAATAAAACTCTCTGCCGGATCCTTCGCAGGTTTCACACTCAACAATTTTAGTTAAACTATATGGTTCATTTTCGTAATGCGTAGCCATTGTATATCCAATTGGCGCGCTTGTTATCATACTATCCATCTTAATACTTTTTAGCTATATAATCACACAAAGCTGCCATTGCTATAATAATAGAACACATTCCAATAAAAAAGATTATAATTTCCATGTTAGTAAATTCTAAAAGTTGTAATATCATTATCACAAAGGTTGGCTAAAATCTCTTTTGCAAACGCTTTTGCCTCCTTTAAATTATTAAATTCTTTGTTCTTAATGACTAGATCATTGTAATCATTATCCATAAATGCAATTGTGTAAATTTTCATGTTTTTATAGTTTATGCAACCCTGTATTGAATTGCTGAATCAAATATCTGAAAAGTTATTTAAATAACCTAATAAAATAAAAAATATATTTTAAACCAATCGGATTATCATCGTATGATCCTTCATATTTTTGATATGAAATACCTTGCCTTTGTCCTTACTTAACCGGCTGGCATTGTTACGCCAAACCTGAACATTAGCGAAAACATTCATAACCTGATTAACCTTTAAATTTTCTAAAACTTCTCTGTACATGATGCAAATATAAATAAATTATTTTTATAATTCAAAATCTAACCTGAAAAATGCTTTTAACTTATGAAAAATGCTTATTACTGTGCCAAAGTCAGTCTAAAGACTTACAAAAACCGAATTAATGTCCATTATAAAACAAAAAATGTAAAATAATTACACCCAATTACAAAAGCTTACCATTATATATCCTAAAGTTTTTAACAGAGTATTAATCAATAATTTTATATTTAAAATAAAACCCTTTATAAGTTTTTCTTTCTCCTACAATTACCCTTCGTATAAAATTTGTATTAGATGTACCAAAAAATAATGAAGCTTCTTTTATTGTTGTAAAAATATACAGAATTTCATCTTTTTTATTTATACACATAATAGGCCCTTTATATGAATTATGTTTTACGCCAGACCTATTTAATGCAGCATTTGGTTGAATTATATTTTTATTTCTTGGTCTTATTTTAGCTAAATCACTAATTTTTCTTTTAGTTTCATCGCTATGGGGAGGTCTTATATAATTAGAGGCTTTTATTCCAGCTTTTATTTTTAGTATAGAATCAGAATCATGTTTTTTACCATAAAATGGATTGTTTATTCCTTTTGTTTTTTCTGATATTTTTTTTCTTACACTGTATGTTACGCCAAACATTCCATCACCGCCAGCTGATAAATTAGCTAATGTACCTGTATTATTATCAATCCTGCCATAAAGTAAAATAAATTCCTTTTCTTTTTCTTTTGCTAACGATAATTCTAAATCATCAAATAATATTTCTATTCTATATTCTGTTTTATTAACTATTTTACACCATAAATTATTTCTCCCATTTTTTTGTTTAGCTCTTTTGTAATTCTTGCCTGAACCAATTGAGCCTATACCTATATAAAAAGGTTCGTTTTTATCTAAACGTATGTGTCTATAAATGTATGACATACATAAATATAATAAAAATTACAATATTTTACCTTTTAATATTCTAAAATTTCTTACACTATAATTTCCGTTTTGGCTAGTTTTAATATGCGCAAACCCATGTGAATAGTTATTTGATACTGGATTATATTCAGGTTGCAATTCTGATAAGCAACCCATACTCCAACATGTAATTAAATCTCCGCCAAGCGAAATCTCGGAATGTTCTGAAACACGATGCGAATGGCCTACAATTGCACTTTCCTTTGTTTTAAGAAATAACCCCCTTGCTGGATTAACAGGCGCGCCGAATCCTCTAAAAAATAAATGGCCATGATGTAAACTCAACTTGCCAGCTTTTATAATTGTTTTATCATTTATCGTATGTATTCTTTCCTCATTTAATCGTAGTCTTTCTTCTAACCTAAAATAAGGGTCGTCAAATATTTCTGGAGCTTTAGCCATTAAAAAATGCTCAAATCTTACGTCATGATTACCAAAAGCCCAATATATGCGAGCATCTGGAAATGTTTGCCTTAAAATAACTAAAAACGCTTTAGTTGTATCAAACTCATGTTTGATTGAACGCTTACGAGGGTCTTTTTCAAATCTAGATACGCCATAAAAATCCATAACATCCCCAAGCATTATAATTGTATTTACTTTTTGCTCTTTGCCATAATTTAGAGCCGCAGTAATAGCATCAATCGAATGATATGGAATATGCAAATCAGAAATCAGCAGTATGTTATTATCGGCCAATGGTAAAATGTAAGGCTCTCTGATTTTCTCTTCTGAATCAGGTAATTTATAGGGATTTGTATCATACGTTTTTTCAGTATAAAGGCTTTTATCCTTATAATTAAACCCTTTTTGACCTTTAACGGCCCTAACCATTGATCTAGCAGTTTCAACCGAATTAAAAACCAACGGATTTTCTTTAAATGCTTTTTTTGCCAATGTTAGCGCAGCATGTTTAGGAAATTTAGTAATTAAATCCCTGATAATTTGTTGACCTATGCTCATAATTTAGATGTAAGGAAAGTATTTAGTTTGTCCGTTTAGTTTATAAGCTTTTAAAACCTGTCCTCTTGATCCATGTCTATTATAACTAACATGCACCCAATTAGGATTATCATCATCGCCAAATTCATATATTAACTGATCAAAAGGTAAATTATCTTTTATAAAATCAAACACCTGCCTATTTGTAATTGAGGTTCCATCTTGATCTATGTCAATAGCCTGGCCCTTGCAATGCTGACTAGATGCAGAACCACCAATTTTAGCATTTAACTCCTTACTGCGATATCCTGAGCTGATCCGGATAGGCACTTTAAAATGATCCCTGATCGGCTGAAATATCTTTTCAGCTAGTAACTTAAAATTCTCAATATGCTCCGGAGTTGGCTGGTTAGAAATTCCATGCCTTTTGGCTGATTCGCTGCGAATGACTTCACTCAAATCTAAATTCTCTGATAGTTTCATTTTTTCTTAAATACTTTCTCGATTGATGTAAACCCTAATGATGCACCTGCCAATGTAGCAACTGATATTATAATAGCTTCATTTGGCGAATGTATTAATTTAATAGCTAAAGCCATCACGCAAATAAATCCGCATAATCGTTTCATTGATAATCTATCATTATCCTCTGTAAAAAATTGCCTCATAATTTTAATGAATAACCTAATGAATAACCACTCATTCCATAACCAACGCTAAATAAGCCTTTCTTACGGGTTTTAAACGT